CCGATACGTGGGTGCGAGTCCTCTAAGGCTATTGCTCAAGGACACAGGAGAATTTCCCCTTCAGCTACGAAGCAACTGGAGTGGAGTTTCTGCCACCTCTATACGAGGGGATATCTGCTCAAGAAGGGGCGATGGCCTCCACTCGTGTTCTCCCTACCAGAAGGGAAGACTTGTAAACTCAAAGAGCTTCATGACAACAACCACCCATCTTTACCTCTGGGTCTGGGGCTATACGATGCCTCTGATTGGGATTATGCTCTTTTTGAGGCACATATTGATTTCGACTACGGTCAAGACATACTATCGCTCATGTCTGACACCGCAATCTCTCACAAGAGGTCAGAGATTGATCACTCCTGGAAAGGCAGACTCCCGTATCACATCCCTAAGGCAACGTCAAGCACAAGGGTTCTAGAAGAACTCCTTCGGAGGCAAGATCTCGACATGAGAAGTATATGCGACAGGGTGTCCAAGAGGGACATTCCCTTTGACTGGAAGATAGTAACCGTCTGCCCGAAAGAGAGGGAGATGAAGCTTGAGCCTAGGACTTTTGCAATGATGGTTTTAGAGATGAGGTCTTTCTTCGTACTAACCGAACAAAACCTTGCCCAAGGTATCTTCTCTTACATCCCTGAGCAAACAATGACCGACTCTAAGAATCAGTTACTGAACAGATTTTTAGGGTACACCCGACAGGATCCTTCTGGAGACAAGGTAAATCTCATGATTGAACTCGACTTTTCGAGATGGAATCTCAAGTTCGAGCGACGAACAATAGACCCCTTGGGGCGTCGATTTGATCAGATCTTCGGTACAGAGAGACTATATGATGTAATCCATGAGTTCTACGAACAATGTATGATAGTCCTCCGGCACTCATCATTCACTCCTAAATTGACGAAGCCCTCCCGAGGTCATATCCCAGACCAACCAGGCATATGGAACGGGCATCCGACAGGCATGGAGGGTATCTTCCAGAAAGGGTGGACAGCAGCGACCATATGTATCATCCAAGCCGCAATATGGCCATTCGGACTACGGTACAACTTAGCGGGACAGGGAGACAACCAGGTCCTCTTCATAGAATGCACAAGAAGGAAAGGGGAGTCCAAGACTGACTTCCACGCACGAGTCCGACGCTTGTCCTTGGACGTCACACGATCGTGCTCAGAATTTGCTGCGTCAGTAGGTCATGAGCTGAAGGCAGAGGAGTGTACATACAGCACTTCTTTCACCTCATATGGGAAGGAGCTCTGGTATAAGGGGAGAGTTCTTGAAACTACATGTAAGTCGATAGCTCGTATGTTTCCCTCTACATCTACGGACTCCCCTAGCATGTTTCAAATCTATTCTAAGGTATCGGCCACTGGTGCTGCAACTACTGATCGATCTGGGTACACACTTCCTATCTTTCTGTTTACAAAACTCGTTGAGAACTGGCTTATCCGTAGAGAGTTCCGCTGGTCTTATCTTCATGGAACATTTATACGTGATTCACTAGGTGGGATATTGTACAAGGAAGGTGCCCCAAACTGGTGTATCCTCTTGACGCTTGTGCCGTCCAACCTAGGCGGGCTCCCTGTGTGCACGTTGGCTGAGTTCTTATACCGAGGCCACCAAGATCCGCTGGCCTCCTCCTTGACCTCCCTAGATGTCTTTGTATCAATTCCTGAGGTCTGCTTGTACTTAGGACTCTTGCAACGGAAACTGCTCCTTTGTCCTCCGGATAAAATCAACACAGACGGACTTATCCTAGATCCCTTTTCCATCCCCCTAAACAGATCTCCTCCTTCCACTGCCCGACTGGCTTCCCGCTTGAAAGGGACACTGGTAAAAATGACAAAGAATATAAGTATCAGAGATCTTCTGACCTACAATGACTCTAGACGTGCGACATTCTTCTCCGACTTACTCCGCACTAAACCTCTGTATCCTAAGATCATCCATGATGTCTACAAGAGCTCACTGTATGGGGTGTGTGACACATTTAGTAAGCGGTTCACAAATACATCAACTCTCTACAAAATCTCGCGAGCCTCAGAAGAGGTAGACCTGACCGCCCAAGGGCTACTATATGATAAGGAGTATCTTCGCCAAACTTATTTCCTCCTATCAATGGTATATAAAGTCCGTCAGCCTGTGTGGCACGGAAGGAGGTCTCTGGGCATTTATGCTCTTACTATATCGCTCCGGTCAGCGTGGAACTGCGGGGATATGATGGGCGTAACTAATATACACCCGCTAGATCTTGGAGTGATCAGTATAGTCCCAACGGACTCCTCTTGGATACTGGCACGAGATAGAGACAACTGCCCGCTAGTTGCATCACTCGGTCTCTCCGTAGATTCACTGACTGCCTTGGAGTCACGAGGTACGGTTACTCCCTACATTGGTAGCGAGACTAGTGAGAAATCTGTAGCTAAGTGGGTGAAACCCGTCGACTCCTCTCCTCCTCAGCGAGATGCCATTCGACTCCTCCAGATCAGGAAAATGTTGACTGTCCCAGGCTCACAGCTTTATCTGTACCTGACGTCTTTAGCTCAAACTCGCTGTGAATACGATGTAGAACAATTAAGTATGTTCACCCGGGAGAGGGTAGGAGGGACTGACTCTCACAGGTATAACACTACCGATGCTCCCATGGGATCATATGTAAACTCCCTCGTCACGTGGCATACTAACATGACAATCTCTACGAATAAAAGTCGGTCACTAGGATCTATCGATCGTCCAGTATCCTTCCAGGAAGTGAATCTTACCTTGAATGCACTATCCTGCTGGTATCTGAGCCAGACTACGTTACAGCCACCTTACGGGTGTGTCCTGATCATCCTTCATGATAGCAGCCTACCCGTAATTGCTGACTCGGTAGTAGACGGTCCGATCGAGTTTCCAAAGGGTCCTACCGTACCTCCCAAACTTTTCTACTCCCTCAGCTCTGATATCAAGGTCTCGAGTAGGTTCCCCAAAGCCGCGATCATGAACCAAGGCCTGTTCCAAGAAACCTCTATTGAGCCTCGACAAATTGATGCATTAAGTGCGATCTTCTTAGACACTCTGACAGGGAGAATCCGGAGAATAAGAACCGGCGGATATGTCCGGTCGGAGGTCAGATCATCCCGAGTGATAGACCTTCCTGAAGCTCAAAGGATCCCCTATGACCACTACCTTGATGGCATGACTCGGGCCTGTGCGGCGTATGTCTCTGGAAGATTCGTTAGATCTCTTCATAAGGATATCGACCCACTCCGCCACTATCTCAGCCTTGTTGCGGAGAGTGCCCTACTGCTGGTACCGGCCGCTCTTGCTACCCTTAAAGAATGCACAAGTGTGGCTGGGGAGTATGGGAAACCGGTGATAGGGGGATCAAGTAAGGAAACGAATATCAAATGGTGGGTTCTGCAGATAGTATCACGAGAAGCTGAGTTTACCCGACAACCAGGACACTACTTCCAGGACGTGTACCTATCCGGGCTGAGTTCCCTGTCAAGCAGCTTGTCTACATTCGTGTCAACCTGGTTAGCCCAATCGATACTAAGAAGACCTACTAGAGATAACATCGTGGCATCGAGGAAGCTACTTCAAGTGGTGACTAAGTTAGGGGAAGGAGATGATGAGTATCTCAGGGCGACTAGGCTAGCGACATTAATTGACGCAATGGGCTTCGACCCTTACTTGAGAAAGCTGGCAACTTCTCCCCAGGCAGTGATCCGCAAGTATAGACTCAGTCCTGCACCCTTGGTTCCAGTTTACGACAGACCTCCGCCGGTATGCCTAACAGTTAACCCTGGTGTTGACGCACATCTCTGTGTTGGGACGGGGGGACCGCTTCTTTTAGAGTCT